ATTTTACGCCTTTTTCGGAAAAGGCCTCATCATTTTGGCGCTATGTGTCGAAGAGTGATTTTGCACAAGCTCTCGGTAAGATCCTTGTTTTCTTGCTATCTCTCTTCAACTTCGGTGTCAAAGGCAACTTGAAGTATTTCATGTCCACTATTAAGTACAGCGGTGCAGCCGCGATTTTTGATGGTGGTGATATGCTACTTGGAGTGCTTAAGGGATTTGAACTCGTGCTCACGCGCGTTTCTCAGTTCTATAGCACCGGTAGATGGGACACTTTGTTCCATAGCGAATCGACTTATGCCAAGTTTGACGAAATGTGTCGTCAGGTGAAGGTTGATTACATCAAGTTGCGCAGACATGATCCTTGCATCAATAAACACGATCTGCTTGTCACAATTCGTGATCTTATTCAGCAGGCCAACAATATGATTAGTATGGCCAGTAGACTGAAGCTTAAAGATAAAGCAGTTGTCGAAGTTTTTAGTCATCTGATAGAGCTCGAACGCTTGAATTCAGAGATTTCAGTCAAGATCGATGCTCAGAAACCACGCGAAACACCGTATGGTATGATTGTGTGTGGGCAGTCGAGTGTGGGTAAAACCTCATTCTTAAACTGTGTGCACATGTACAAGGAGCACTTACGTGGTCGTAAGAACGCTTCTCCTCAGGATATTTATATCCGGAATCCGGAGGATGCGTACTGGACCAATCATGACTCAACTAAGACTACTATTGTTGTTGATGATGCAGCAAATGTCCGACCCAGCGTGTGGTTGGTGTCGACAAGACAATGAATGAAATCATTTTCATAGTGAATTGCGTTCAGGCGATGCCACCATATGCAGATCTCGCAGATAAGGGCCAAAACCCATTGATGAATGATCTTGCGGTATTTTCTACCAACGTTGAGAACCTCAACATCCCACTGTATTTTAACTGCCCATTGGCTGTCGCACGTCGCCTGCCAGTCAAGGTTGAACTATCGGTGCGTCCGGAGTTTAGAGTCCCCGGTAGCCATATGCTCAATTCTGAGTTGGTTCCCGATGTCTCATATCCTGATGTGTGGTGTATTAAGGTTTCTAAATGTAAGGTGCGACCCGGTGAGGAAGAACTCATGTGCCAAAATTTCGTTTACGAGACTGTTGGCGAGTTTACCCTCCCTCAATTTCTAGCTTGGTTCAAGAAAGATGTTACACAACATAAAAAGAATCAGGCTGGCATGATCAAGTCCATCGAGTCATTGGCTGTTGTCGAATTCTGTTCAGAGTGCGACTTGCCTTCGAATTTGTGTGCTTGTCAAGTTGAGGTCCAAGCCGGAGAGGAGTCAAATACTCTTCTTGATGCGTTGAAAGTCCTGGCTGTATACCATGGATTTACTTTTGCTCGCGGATGGGTGGAGATGGCTGTTGCGCAAGCCGCTGGCCTAACCACCATCACACTCGCTGAGCTTGTGACGCATGTCTTAGTCGCACTGGTTTCTCAGGGCATGGTTATGGCCGCAGGAGTGGCTCTCGTGGTTGTAAACCGCGATGAGATTCTTTCATCGGCCGTGACAATTTGCAAGGATTTTGTTATCTCTAAGGTGGCCTCCACGTTTACCGAGACGCGTGAGGCTGCTGTAGGTTCTATTGCTGAGCTAGGAAGGAAAGTTCATTCTCTGCTAGGTGGTACCACTAAAGCACTTGTGGTATTGGGTCTCGTGACAGCTGCCATTGGGGCGCGTGTTATTTATAACCACGCTTCCTCTGGTGACCAAGCAGATATGATAGGTTTTAAACCCGTCAGTAAGAATGAACGCGAGAGTGTATGGAAGAAGGACGAATATCCACTGTCCAATTTCGACATTCCTCGCCAGACCGGTTCACTTCGAACCTTAGGTTTAGATGAGCAGGTGAATTTCCTAGCCAGGAATATTTGCCACAATAATGCTCAATCTCTGACCGACCCTACCCGCGGTGTAGTATCATCGATGTTGTGCGTGAAGGGTAACGTTTTCATTGGATGTGGTCACACCATTCCAGAGAAACGATCCCAAAACATGAAAATGGTTTGGCAGGAGGGCACCAAGGGTGTCACTGCTAATCATGACGTCAACTTTGATTCAACTGCACGTAGGAAGGTTAACACCGACCTATACACATACTTCATAACGGATGCTCAACCACGGAAGAGTTGTGAAGAATTGTTCATGCCTCGAGTTTTTTCCTCGAAAGGTAAGAAATTCGATGGTGTGTTAGTCGGACGGAATAAGGATGGTAAGGTATACACCAATATGGTTTACGAATGTGAGTTCAAGAAGACCAGTTTTGATGGTGAAACCTTTGATTCCTGGGTTCCAGCTAAATGCGAACGTAAGACCGTACGTGGTGATTGTGGCAGCGTTTTGCTACTATTCACCCATAGCGGACCAATGATTGCTGGTTTCCACAGACTATTATTTGAGAACTTCTTTTCGTGGCACATAGCTATTACAGCTTGTCACAGGGAAGACCTCCCAGATTTATCCAATGTGGTTGGTCGGGGAGACCCAAAATTAGATTCTCCCAGCAGTCGTTTTGGTGAACTTCAAGCGCTCCATCCAAACTCTCACGTTAGATTTATAGAGAGTGATTTGAGAGCTGAAGTCTTTGGTTCGTTCAATGTTTGGCGTTCGGAGCACCGCTCTAAAATGCGAAAGACGGTGTTCTATGATGATTTGGTCGCTCAAGGTATTGACCCACAAATGCTACCAGCGGTTATGAGTGGTTGGAAAGCCGATCAGAGAAATTTGAAAAAGCTTACCACCAATAATGTCCAAATCAACGAGGTTATCCTGCGCGCAGCTGGCGAAGCCATGCTGAAATCGTGGGAACCCGCGTTGCCATTCGCTCGTGAAGAGATGATGATTTACGATGTCAACAGTTCCCTTAACGGGGTGGCTGGTCTTAGATTCGTTGATCGAATGAATTTCTCCTCGAGTGCAGGGTGGCCGTATTGTACTTCAAAGAAGGCATTCCTGATTCCAGATCCCACGGATGAAGATGAACATCGTGTCCGTGTTACGGATGAGATTATGTCTGATGTGGAACACATTCTGGATGAATATGCCAAAAACAATACTAGTTGCACAGTTTTCCAATATGCTAAAAAGGATGAGATGCGTCCCATTCAGAAGGTATTAGATGAGAACACAAGAGGCATCAATGGAGGTCAATTTGGATTTACGATTGTTATGCGTCAGCTAACGTTAGCTATGACGCGTATTATGCAATTGAATCCAGACATCTTCAATTTGTGTGTTGGCCTTGAGGCACAGACGGCCCAATGCAGTGAGCTCCTCGCTCGTCTCAAGCGCAAGGGTTTCACCAAGTGGGTGGCCATCGATTTCACTGGTTTTGACTCATCGTTCATGACCAAGTGCATGAAGGAAGCGTTTCGAGTTGTATTGGCTTTTATGGATAAATCCGGAGCGACAGAGCAGCACAAGAAATACTTCAAATGTATGTCATACGATCTTATGTATTACATGGTCAATTTTTGCGGTACGTTGATGCAGTTGTGTGGGAAGAACCCATCAGGACATGCATGGACAGTCATCATTAACAGTATCGTGAATGAGTTGTACATGAGATATGCGTACATCATTTTGCACCCCAAATTCGATGAAGAGATGGAATTCGACAAACTGTTGGATATTGCTCTCGGATTCGATTTTGACGTCGCGTTAGCCACCTACGGTGATGATTCTTTCAAATCCGTTTCGGAAGGATGCGAGTGGTATAATCA